AGGTCGTCACCCAGGAGTGCGTGATGCTCTTCAGTGGCTGACCTTCGATCACCTGCCCGAGAAGCTTCAGCTCTTCTCGGCACCGTTCTATGGTGCCGCGGTGGAGGCGATTCAGCGCATCGTTACTGATTCACCTGAGCTGACTACAGCACTCAACAAGCTGGTCGAAGCTAAGGACAGCGCAGTGCGTGCCGGCATCAAGTACGACACTGGTCGGGCTGGTTCCGTACCACGACCACAAGCAGTAGTCAATCCACCGAGGTTCCAGGAGCGTGGTCTACCAGGCGACCCGCCGTTCGACGCGTCTGCCAGCGACTAGCGCGTAGCAAAGGCCCTGTGGATCTCTGTATAGACGGGGTACCGGTTTGACAGGCATTCAGTTTGAGGGAGCAGTCAATGCCTATTGCAGTCCAAAGTAATACTACCGAAGGCGAACGATTCGACCTTCGGTCAGCGCCACCTGACGGCTTCGTTGTTCTGAAGCGTCTCAGCTACGGCCAGAAGATGTTCCGTCGCAGCCTGTTGTCCAAGGCGAAGATGGAAACGGGGGGTGGCGGTAGCCGTCGGGACCGTCGCGACAAGGCCAAGCAGAGCTTCACGGCTGAACTCGAACTGATGAACGAGAAGGTTACGCTGTTCGAGTTCGCGCACTGCATCGTCGATCACAACCTGCAAGATGTGAACGGTGAGAAGCTCGACTTCCGGATTCCTGAACACGTCAAGGTGCTCGATGGTCGCGTCGGTGAAGAGATCGATGAACTGATTAGCGACCTCAATAACTTTGAGGAGGAGGATGACACGGGAAAATAGATGAGGCACTTTATGGGATCATCATTGGTAAGAAGAAAGAGATCGACGTTGATGATCCCTATGAAGTGCTTGCAGGTGATTACCTAAGCGTTGCCCGCTTGTGTGAGAACTACCATGTATTACCTTCCGCAGGTGGTTTGCTTGATCAGGATAGTAAGATGATGTACTTCCTATCAAGGATTCAAGAGTACGACAACGTACGACAAGAGCTTGATGACGAGCAGGCGAAGCAGAGGGGCGGGGTATGAGTATCTCAGCACGTGACCTTTACTTCGTCTTGCGCGTGCGTGACGAAGCTTCTCGCGTGCTGACTGGTGTAAGCCGTGACATCCTCAGGATTGGTGCAGCTGCTCAGGCTGCATCGGCGCGAGCTACATCAGCTGCGCTTAAGCAACAGGCGGCAAACGTTCGTGCTTCTGGAACAGCACGTGTAGAGGCTTTGAAGGCTGCGGAAGCAGCTACGAAGGAGACAGCCGCAAGAATGCGTGCGGCTGGTGCTACGAAGAGTCAGATTGCTGCAGTAGACGCACAGGCGCGTGCGTATGCAAAAGATGCCGCGGTCATTCAAGCTGAAACCTCGAAGCAGGTAGACGTCCTGCATAAACAGGCAAAGGCCTACGATGAACAGGCTAGGAGTCTAGAAAAAGATGTACAAGGGCATCAGCGGCTATCTCGTACTCTTGCCGATGTAAGCTCTGCTGCTACCATGGCAGGTCTTGCTATGGCAGGACTGGGCATCGTTGGTGCGGCAGCTCTTATGAGTACTGTTAAGGGTGCCATCGAGTACGATCGTCAAGTAGCGTTGACCATGACGCAGACTGACGGGTTCAAGACTTCGCTCAAAGAGCTTGGTCAGCTGGGTAAAGATGTTGGTAGTAAGATCGCCGTGCCGTTCAAAGAGTTGCAGGGCGCCCTGTACGACATCTTCTCGTCTACCAGTGCAAACGTAAAAGAAGCAAAGGGCCTGCTGACGTCTTTTGCCAAGGCGGCTGTAGCTGGCCAGGTATCAATTGATGATGCAGCGCGTAGCACCATGGGTATCATGAACGCCTTTAAGATTCCTTTTAAGGATGTCAACACCATCCTGGACAAGCAGTTCCAGCTGGTTCGTAAGGGCGTCGGTACCTACGGCGAGTTCTCGAAGGTCATTGGTAAGCTAACGCCTTCGGCAGTGCGCTTGGGTCAGAATCTTGATACCATGGACGCTACGATGATCTTCTTGACTCGTAACGGTCTTAATACTTCGTCTGCAGTAGCTGCTGCGGCACGTGCCTTTGATGCGCTAGCTAACCCTAAGACGGTTGGCAAGCTTGAGGCATCGGGTATTAAGGTTCGTGATCTGCATGGCAAGTTCTTGCCCCTGATTGATATCCTAAAGGGTATGCGTAAGGCGCTGCTTGCACTGCCTCCTGCTAGCAGGGCTAAGGCAGTCTTCGATATCTTCAAGAGCAGTGGTGGTACGATTCAGGCCAAGCGCTTCTTCGACTTGGTTCTGCCTACTGCTAAGGGCGCTGGCAACCTCGATCAGTTCGAGGGGTTCTTGAAGGACATGAAGAACTCTGCGGGACAGTTCGGGCAGGCCTACTCTACCATGGCCAATACTGTCGCTGCTAAGTCTCAGCTGTTGCAGAACAACTGGGACATCATGAAGGTTACGATCGGCCAGGCTCTTGAACCTGCCTTCTCCAAGTTGCTCGACATAGGTAATAAAATCGTTGGCTGGTTCAACAAGCTCAGTCCTACGCAACAGAAATCGATTGCTAAGTGGGCACTCATAGGTACGGCTATCACAGCTGCCATAGGCGTTGTGCTTTTGATCGTCGGAGGAATTGGCGCACTCGCTGCCGCGTTGACTGCACTAGGGCTTAGCCTAGGCACTGTGCTTCTCATCGTAGGTGGTCTAGTTGCTGGCTTCGCACTACTGGGTGGTGCTATCTACGCAGCATACACCAAGTCTGATAACATGCGTAAGCTATTTAGCGACATGGGCAAGGTCTTTACCAACGTATGGACTAACGCCATATCCCCCTTCATTAATGGCGTTACAGATGGCTTCAATCGAAACTTGCTTCCTGCGTTACAAAACGTTTGGGCATTCATCAATGACAAAGTTGTTCCTATCCTCGATGAGCTCTGGAAGAAGTTCGGCGATCAAATTGTAAAGGCACTCGGCGAAGTACTTCGTATGTGCAAGGACCTCGTCAACAATGGCTTCAAGGCCATTGGCGATGTCATCAATAAGCAGCTACTACCGGCCCTCAGCCAAGCTACGGATTTCTACCACAAGCACAAGACAGGCATCGACCAAGTCATTTCGGTTATCATATCGTGTGTCAAGTGGATTGCAAAGATCGCCGGCGCGACATCTTTGGGCTTCTTGATCGTTGTCATTGTTAGTACGATTGCAACGTTGGCACTCCTGATCAAGTCGCTAATTGGCACTTGGCAAATGCTCACCATTTTGATTCACTGGGTCGTTGAAGCCGCTAAATGGATTGGGTCGCTGCTTGCAGCAGCGGACAGACTTGGTGATGGTCTCAACAAGGGTATACGGTCAGGCATCGATAAGGCGATAAGCTTCCTGAACAACCTCGGCAACACAATTAACCACGCCGTAGGTAATTTGGGTAACGTGCTTTGGAATGCTGGTGCTAGTATCATCAGCGGTTTGATAAATGGCATCAGTTCCCAAATAGGTAGACTGCAAGGCTACCTTGGAAACATAGGATCGTGGATCGCGTCGTGGAAGGGTCCGCCTGAGAAGGACGTTAAGATCCTACACAATGCAGGTCAGCTGATCATGAAGGGTCTGCAGAACGGTCTCGCCTCTGAGGTACCCAATCTGAAGGCACAGCTCAAGGGTGTCACGGATAAGATGCGAGCTAGTGTCAATGCCAACATTACTGGTGCTCCAGCGGTGCCTGTGAAGCAGAAGGGGTCGTCCGGAGGCAAGACCGTAGTGGTTAATGTGTACACGCAGGAGATTCGACCTGAGTACCATTCACAGCAGCTTGGACAGCTGATGGCAGGGAGGATCTAATGCCAACGCTAGTTAATGACTCCACGTTCCAGTTGTCTGATACGGGACTCATTCTTAACGATGACCTCCTGGGCAACGTACCCTTCATCGACATTGAAATAGTTACAGGCCTGGACAACGCACCTGTTCGACAGACCAAGCGTGACCATGAGGGCGTCGATGGTGGCTTCATGGATGCCGAGTTCGAACAGGGTCGCGACATCTCGTTGAGTGGTATTGTCTATGCCAATGGCAATCCACTTGAAACGTACCTTGATGCGCTCAAGGCTAACTGGGCGCCTTCGTCTGTACCTGTTCCACTCTACATTCAGACCAATGATGTTGGCTTGCGAGTTGTGTTCGTTAAGCCTCTTGGTTGTAAGTATGACTGGGACTCACTACGGCGTACAGGCATGGCTGCTATAACATTCACTGCGTACGCCGAGGACCCTCGAATCTACGCTGGCGTGCTGCAGACAACGATCATACCCATCGGCGCATTTGTATTTAGTGGCTTCGCATTTCCCATAACATTCCCATTCAGCTTTGGTGGCGTAAGTACTACAGCTGATGGGCAGTTCATTTTCAATGCTGGTAACCGTCCTGCTCCTGTAGTAATGACTATTACAGGGCCGGTAGTTAACCCTGTCATTCTCAACGACACTACCAGTAGTACTATGCAGTTCTCCATTACACTAGGTGTTGGCGAGACGCTAGTAATTGATACACAGTACCATACAGTACGACTCGGCGGTACTACCAATAGGCGAAGCGCTATGATCGTGCCCGGTTGGTTCCTACTTGTGGTAGGCAACAACTTTATTAGATTTCGAGGTGCCTCGGGTACAGGTACTTTGACCCTTGCTTACCGAGCATCCTGGAGATGATCTGACATGGCAATAGATAATCCCGCGGGGTGGCTAGGTAACGCTGGTGCTACACACTCTGCTGAGCAGATGCGCACCTACATTGGTTCGCTCGTTGGCGGACTAGGTATTGCTGCATCTACTACTCGTACACGTGGCGCTGTTGTACCGCAGCTAGGTACAGCAATGGTTGTAACGCAAAACGGTACGCCTAACATGTCTGTGAACGTTGGCAGCGGCGTAGCCTTCCTTGAAGGTACCGAAGGTGCACAGCAGGGTATGTACGCCGTGCGTGCAGGTACAGTAACCAACCTTACCATTGCAGCTGCTCCTGGTGCAGGTCTGAACAGGATCGACCTTGTAGTTGCAAAGGTACAGGACTCAGGCTATAGCGGTGTTACAGATGCATGGTCGCTTGCAGTCGTAACCGGCACGGCGGCTGCTAGCCCTGCAGCGCCTGCGGCACCTAACAACTCGTTGATCCTAGCACAGGTATTCGTCGGTGCACTGGTTACTTCTATCGTAACAGGTAACATTACCGACAAGCGCTTCTTCTTGGCAGCTGCAGGCGCTAACGTTCCCTGCACAACGCTTACGCGTCCAACAGTACTCTACGATGGCCTTAGCATCTTCGAGTACGACTCCAACTTGTTCTCGTGGACAGATGGCGCGGCCTGGTTCCCTCAGAGTCAGTTTGTACAGGGCAGCAACATCTGGGCCCTTCCTACCACTGTCAACAACTTCGCAGGTACATCATACGCCAACCTGACACTCAATGCTGTTGCGCAGACTATCTCCTTGACGAAGCGTTATGCATCTACGCGTCTCAAGGTAGTGTGTGCACACTCGGGCTTCGTTAACGCACAGCCAACCATCATCACCATCGGCGCGAACATCGGTGGCACTGACTTCGACGTTGTCAAGACAACCTTCAACGTGGCTTCGAGTCACCAGCATATAGGCAGTACACGTTATGTCACTGGCATCGCTGCAGGTGCTACTACTATCACGACGCGTATTAAGGTAAACGCCAATACGTTCACCACTGATACCAACGACACGTTCTCGTTGACCGTTGAGGAGGTACAGTGACGACTGATTATAAATACGTTTTTGTTACTCTTCGAAACGAAATTGTCGTCGAAGAGATTAACTGCTTCGGCGTGTACTTCAGTAGGATGCTAGGTGACCAGGGCGCCTTCACTGCTTCGTTCACGTTTGACCAGACAGGTAAGAACAACGCTGACCTTGTAGCAGCTACGACTCCTGGCTACTGCTACGTGGTAGTAGAACGTAACGATGTACCTGTTTGGTGGGGGATCGTATGGAGCAGAGTATATCAGAGTCAGGCTAAGGAATGTCAGATCTCTGCACTAGGCTTTGAATGCTACCCACAGAAGCAGCGCATGCTCAACAACTACACTGCTACAGGTACCAACGTAGAGTTGTTCTGCGGACTCTGGACCAACATGCAAGCCAGTGTAGTAGGTAGAAACCTGAACATTAACGTTCCTACCCTTGTAGCTGGTCCGACTAAGACCCTTACAATACTTGCAAGTGACCAAAGAATGTATGGCGATGCCATGTCGGATCTTTCCGATGCGGCAGATGGCTTCGACTGGACCATTGATTGTCAACGTCAGAACGACGGCTCGTACCTGAAGTCACTACGTGTGGGTTATCCCTCTATGGGTGTACAGGCAGATAGTCCTGACTTGGTAACCTTCGAGTATCCTGGTTCGATCATGAACTACTACATGACCGAGTCGATGTCGGATGCAGGCACCAACGTACGCGTCCTGGGAGCCGGCGAAGGCACCAGCATGCCAGTTACTGATGTGCAGCAGACGGAGATGCTCACTCTTCAAGGCTGGCCTCGTTGGGATGTTAACTTCTCCTACAAGGACGTAGTGAGTCCTGGTCTGATCAATCAGCTGGCCATTCAGGCTGCCATCAACAGCAAGCCGCCCATGATGACCGCAAAGGTAACAGTCAAGGCGGATCAGGATCCTGTGTTCGGTAGCTACCAGATTGGCGATGCTTGTCAGTTGGTTATTACTGATCCACGCAATCCTTCTCGCGGCAGCTCGCAACCAGGCATTGCTATCTCCAGTGCTATCATAGGATATGAAGTCCATCCTCAGGACAGTCAAGGAGTAGAAGAGGTCAATATCATTTTGCCGGGAGATGTTATCAATGGGTAACAAGTACAGGCAGCCTCCTTCGGATCTTGTCCGAAGCCAGCTGGATATCCAAGACCGAGTCACTACTCTAGAGACATCGCCTCGTGCGGTAGCAACATCTGTAGACTCAGGTAACTGGAAGTTCATTGCTGACAATGGCGTCGAGCTTGCAAACTTTGGTGACCAGGGCCCTGGCTTAGGTCGAGGCTGGATCTTCCGTCGAGGTGATACAGGCATCCCTGCATTCTATCTTGGCGGCAACCAAGGTAGTGGCAGACAGTTCTGGCGCCTGTGTGATAACAATCTTAACGATGTCATAACTGACGATGCGTCGAGTGGTCAAGGTCTGGCTCGGCCCTACATTCCTTACACTCCTGTAAAGAACAGCGACGTCGGTGCTCCTGCGCAAACTACAACCTCGACCAGCTTCGTAGGCGCATATGTCATCGCAGGACTCAAACAGCATCCAGTAGTGTACGTACAGTACATTGTTACCACGCCTGTCGGGGTAAGTATAGAAGTACGTCTCCTAGATACTTCGTCATCCATCAACGAGCAGATAGCACTCAATTCACACCCAGGAAGTAGTTTCTTCTTTACATGGATACAAGCGCCACTAAAGGGTGAACACTTGTCGGAGATGAGCCTAGAGCTACAGATGCGTGTATCAGGTGGCGCAGGCACTGTTGGTATTACTTGTGTCTATGCCTACGGGCGTCAATCGTAAACCTTCTATTGGACGCCATCAGCCCCACGGACCCTTGGGCGGGTGGAACAGGAAAGGATGGGAAGCGTGCGTGAAGACGCCAGCGGTGTTCGCAATAGTACGGGACGCAGTCTGCCTGGGGGCGGGTATCTTCGGGATTCTGTACCAGCAGATTACTGGCCGTACGAATATAGAGCTTCTGATGGTATATTTGGTGCTGGTAGGGACCCCCGGCGCAATCGGCCTCGCGCACCTCATTCGTGGCAAGCCTACAACAAATGGTACAGTCGAATCACCCTCATCGTCTCAGTCGGAGCTCTTGTAACAATACTGTTGATAGGTATCTTCGCATGACACAGGAAGAGCACGAGGCAGAGCGTAAGATAGAACGCGCTGATGATCGCACACATGATCGTCGGCTTTGGGTCTATCCACTAGCAGCGGTGTTCGTCAGTATGTTCGTCGCAGTAGGCATTAGCATTGCGTACACCGCCAACGCAGTACGACAAAGCGATCAGACTTGGTGTGAACTGGTGGGAGGTCTTGACAAGCAGTATCAAAAGGACCCCCCGCCAACCGATAACGGAAAGGTCTTTGCAGCACAGATTCATCGTATCAGTGTTAAGTTTCACTGCGCGTGATGCAAAGACATTAAGGCCCTGTGGAGATCTGTAATGTGAAGGGGGACCCGTGGCTGCCACTAGGTACGACTTAGCGATCCGACAGAATAGTGACTTCGACCTAGTCGTGCAGGCATGGGCCGATGATGCGCATACAGTGGTACTGAATATCTCTGGGTACTCAGCCAAGCTGATGATACGTTCGACTGCACGCAGTCCTGTGATCTTAGACACTATCACCGTAGCTGCTTCGCCAGCTACGGGCTTGACGATCAATGGTCCAGCAGGGCAAGTCACGTTGCACATCACAGCAGCACAGACTCTTACGTACACATGGATCTCAGGTGTGTATGACTTGATCATCATTGGACCATCCAACAACCCCCAGAAGTGCATCGCTGAGGGTGACGTATCCGTTAGCTCTCGCGTAGCTGTCTAGGAGTAGTAATGGTCAATGCCCTATTCGAGCTGGGTCGGCAGTATATCCTCGCCGGCACAGTCAACATGACTTCTGATACCATTGCGGTATCCCTTCTCGACCTGAACACAGCTGACGTCGGTATCAAGCTGATCTCGTCGAGCACCAACGCTACGCCGATCGTCATCACCACTACGGCGGCGCACGGCTTCACCAACGGTGACCTCGTCTACGTTGGCGACCACCTGGTGAACACAGCTGGCAACGGTCTCTGGACCATCACGGCTGCAGCTGGTTCGGTCTTCAGCTTGACTGATCCTGTGTCGGGTGCGAATGCTGTTGGCAACGGCGTTGGTGCGACAACGGGTTACTGTGTGAACTACGGACCGTCAACTGCCGCTGACTTCTACGACGACTTCGATGGAGCGTTGGTTGGTGCGAAAGTCACTCTTGCCTCCAAGACGTTCGCGTCAGGTGTCTTCGACGCGGCTGACCCTACGTTCACAGCTGTCTCGGGCGCTTCGGTTGAAGCCATTCTCATCTTCAAGGACACTGGTACTAACTCGTCGTCGAACGTACTAGGCATCATCACGGGGCGCCACATTGTTACTGCAGATGCTCTTGCGTCGTCTACTGCTACTACTATTGTGGTTGAACCTCTTCGTGGCTCTATTGCTTCTGGCGCTGTACTGGCATTCTCCAACGGTGCTTCTGCTACGCTCACTGCTCCAGGAGTGGTCGGTGACCGAACGCTCACCGTATCTTCCTTGGCTGCCAACATTACTTCTGGCTCCCGTGCTCTTGCTTCGGCGGTAGGCTCTGGTCTGCCCGTAACACCCAACGGTGGCAACATTCTCGTCACGTTCGATAATGGTGCGAACAGGATCTTCAAGCTGTAACGGAAAGAGGAGACAAATGCTAAGTGCGTCTAACATCGTTCAGACTGCACAGGGCTCGACAGGCTCAACCAATGCATCACAGGTAACGCTGACTCTGCCAGCTCCTACTGCTGCGGGTAACCAACTCGTCATTGCAGTAGCGGCAGCTGCAGGGGTCGTCGGTGGCGTGGGGCACATCATTGCATTCCCATCGCCCTTCGTCGACAACGGCCAGGTGGACACCAACGCACCCGTTCCTCATCTGCGACTCGGGTCGAAGGCCACTACTGCAGGTGAGTCGTCGTGGACGGTGCACCTGACCAACAACAACGGGTCTGCTGCTACTGACGCAATGTGTTGGTGGATCGCAGAAGTTTCTGGTCTGCACGCCTACCCGTCGATCGGCAACGCAGGTGCAGGTGGTACAGACGGTGGTAGTGCTACTACGCTGACCGTGCCCAACAACAGTCTGAACGGTTCGGCAGACGAGCTCGACATCGCAGCATTCGTCAATCACATCGCCTCTGGCACTCCGAAGACTGTCTCCTCGATTGCCAACGACGTATCGCAGCCTGGTACATGGGCGCGACTCGGATCAACCGTTGCGACCTCGAACACGACTGGCGCGAACGTTCGCCTCGACGTGTTCGACAAGTTCCCTGGTGCGGTGGGTGTGCGTGGTGCGAAGGTTACCTGGTCGGCATCTGTAACGGGTGCTGGGGGCCTTGTAGAGTCCTACACCGCCTAAGGAGGTAGCGGAGCCGTGCTCGACGATAGCTGTATCGTACAAGTCAATCAAGGTTCGACGGGCACGGCTCTAGCCACCACATTCACTCCTACTCTGCCAACTCCCACTCTGGCAGACAGTGCCATGATCTTTGTAGTAGCCAACTCCGACTTCAACAGAGCAGCCGTTGTAACGGGGGCGCGCGACTGCGCTAGCCACCAGTCGTCGGCGCCTGGCTCGTCGGTGAGGTTCCAAGCTATGCAAACCCCTGGTGGAGAAACGTCGTGGGCGGGAACGATCAACGGCGTGGGTGATCGTTGCTGCTGGTGGGTAGCAGAGCTAGCGGGCATGTGGTCGATGGATACCGATTATGATCCTTCATCGGGACTCGCGACGGGTGCTCCCGTGGGCCGCGACTCACCGATCAGCATTGGTAGCGGCAACATCAACACGACGTTTCTAGACACAGGGAACACCGCAGCGCCTAACGCTAACGGGGACGACATCATCCTAGCCTGCGGAGTTGCCAAGCTAACAGCAGCGGGGACGGTTCCACTGCTATCGGGCATTGCTGATACGACTGCTGGTCAGCCGGGGACGTGGGCGCAGCAAGGGACGACGGTCGCTACGACCCATCCGTCAGGGATCAACATCAGACTTGACGTGCACCGGAAGTACACTGGTGGCGTGCAGCATGTGCTAGATGCCACCTTTACGTGGGCCTCTACGGTTCAAGGGGTCGACGCTCTGCTCATTGGTGTCAAGGCGTATCAAATTCCTCCTCAACGCGTTCTGGGCCGCGCAGCGACAAACTCCACGATGTGAGGTTAGCATGGCTATCTATACGATGTCGTTTTCAGGTGTCACTACTGGTACGGCACTTAAGACCATTGCACAGATTGCTGCAGCTGCCACTGACCGCCTGGAGATCATCGAGTGGTCTTTGTCGTTCAACGGTACCTCAGCTAGTGCGGTTCCACCACTGGTACAGCTCAATAGGCAGACGTCAGCGGGTACGGGTGGTGTAGCTAATACACCTGCCCTGCAAGACCTTGCCGATGCAGCCTCTGCTAGTACGTGCTTGACAGGTCCCCTTGCTGCTGTGTGGACAGCCGAACCAACTGCAGGCGTAGTCATCTACGCAGACTACTATACGCCAGTTGGTCTAGGTCCTGCTTGGCAGTATCCACTAGGCCGTGGTATCGTTGTACCTACTTCAGGTCGTATAGCCATTGTAGTTACAGCTGCTGTTGCTGTTAACTGTGCCGGACACATCGTTTACAACGAGGGCTAAGCATGCCATTCGGGCGGCCATTTCCGTTGCGGGGGAACGTTGCTCCGCACCGGCGCCCAAAGCCGCCCTGGCTATATGTAATCCCACCTGTAGTCGTTGCTGCTGAAGCGATACAGTCTACAGAACAATTTGGCAACGCAGCTATATCGCAGACCGTTGCACCGCTAGCGATTACTCCATCAGAGCAGTTCGGCAACGTACGCATAACGTCAACTGTCGTTGCTGTAGGCATAAGCACTGAGGAGCGGTTCGGTAGCGTAGCAGTTACTTCTCCACTCTCTGTCAATGCACTAGCTATTGGTTCTGTCGAGCAGTTTGGCAACGTAACAATAAGTGCCTCTGCTACTATCCTGCCTCTGGGTATTGCTAGTACAGAACAGTTCGGCAGTGTCGCTGTAACAACTAGCGTCACAGTCAGTGTGCTAGGCATTAACAGTTCGGAACAACTCGGTAGCGTTGCTGTAACTAGTAGCGCAACCATTTCACCTACTGGCATTCGTACTACTGAATCTGTAGGTAACGTTACACTTAGTACTACCAATGTAATCAACCCCTCAGCTATAACTAGTAGCGAGCAGTTTGGTAATGCAACTGCTCAAACTATAACTAGCATCCTGCCGAGGGGTATCGATACTGCTGAGCGCTTTGGCAGCGCGACAGTAACTCCCGGACCAGTTACTATCAGTGCACAGGCGATAGGTACAGCAGAGCAGTTTGGAAACGTCACAGTAAACGTAGGCGCCTCATCTATAGTGGCGCTAGGTATACCATCATCCGAACAAGTAGGTAACGTTAGTGTTACAGCTAGCGCGACCCTTTCACCTGCTTCAATCACCACAGGGGAACTATTCGGTAGTCCATCCATTGCTACGATTGTAACTGTAGCAGTTGAGAGTATTCGAACTAACGAACAGTTTGGAAATGCTAGTACAACTGTCGGCGCAGCTGGTATCAACCCTGTTGGCATTAGGAGTACGGAGCAGTTCGGGAACACAGCAGTTACACCAGGACCTGTTACTGTAACAGTTGTTGGGATCGTTAGCACAGAACAGTTCGGTTCGGTATCTGCACAAGTGGGCGCATCGCTCATCACTGCTACAGGCATACCATCTGCTGAACTTTTTGGCAACGTCACCATCACTGTAGGGGCTGTAACACTTAGTCCCATAGGCATTAGTACAACCGAACGCTTTGGCAACGCGTTCATCGGCGCTATTGGTCCCGTACAGACTTTGTTCACTCTCGCCATTACAACTGGCGAACGTTTCGGCGATTTCAACATCTACTACGGTCAGGCAGACTTTAACTCTGGTGGCTTTGTCGGCGGTGCAATTGCTGTTGTGCATGCTGATAACATCTTGGCGAGTACAGCTAGTGGCCAAGGCAATAACAGCTCACAAGGCGGCAATGCAAGTAACAGTACACAAGGTGGCAATGCTAGCAATAGCATACAGGCTACGCATATTTAACCCATAGACGGCGAAGGCGCATAGACTACTCCCTCGGCCTATGCGCCTTCGCTCTGTCT